ATATAAGTCTGGCTGCTATAAATTAGAAAAGTATTACGATACTCTTGAAGAGTTATTTAATGCCGAAGAAAAAATATATCGCAGTATCTATGAAGAAGATTTTAACATTACTAATGTTAGATACTTTTCAAAAGATAGGATAGTATGCGATTTATACCCAATTACGGAGTGGGTGCTTGTAATTGATGTTAAATTGTAAATGCGTATTTTTGCAAAATGTATTTGCTAAACATTAATAGACAGGGGGATGTGTACAAAGACGATGATGGGGCTGTAGGGGTTCCTGAGTTTCAGGCTGTACTAAAAGGAAAAGGATTGGGGCAAGTGGCTCTTAAATGGGTAGCGTTGATATGTGACTACGATAGTCCTTATCGTCACTACAATGAGTCAGAAAGAATAAAAGCAGTGAGTAAAGATTTGTATGGCAAAAGCGTATGGACAGGTTCTAACAACCCTTTAGTTCAAGCCGCTATGCAAAAATATACAGCGTTGCAGTTTGATCCGTTAGATGAGCAGTTTATTGCATTTAACAATAAGGTTAATGAAATGACAAAGTATCTTAACGGCACAGTTATAGATGACGACAATGCTGAGTCTTTACAAAAGATGATGATAGGTATTGAGAAGATACTTAAAACAAGACAAACGCTTATAGATGCTATGGAGCGTAGAGGGGAAAGAAAAAAGATAGCAGGCGATAAACTATTATCGTTCTTGGAGAGAAAAAAGGAAATGGATGAATCTGTAAAATAATTATTAAAATGATGTACGGTAAAAAGAAAAAAATGGCCCACGGAGGCAAAAAGAAAATGATGGCACATGGTGGAAAGAAAAAATCCATGTACATGAAAGGTGGTCAAGCAAAGCTTGATATGAACAAAGATGGTAAGCTATCTGGTGAAGACTTTAAAATGCTTGGAAATAAAGGCAAGAAAAAAGCTATGAAAGGCATGAAAATGAAGTACAAGCACGGTGGTGTATTAAGACAGCTTGACTAAGAAGGCTGACATAAAGTATTTGCGATACCGTTATAACTCTTTATATAAAAAAGGAGATGTATCAAAAGCAAAAGAAGTTAGCGATAGAGCTAAAGCTCTGCATGGTGTAGACCTAGAACAGGCGTACCACGCTAAGTTAGCATCAAAAGAAGATCCTAAAGATCCTTTTGGTGTTGGTAGGGTTAAAAAGTTGAGGTATGGGTAAAATAAAAGTAGACCCACAAAGATATAGACCAGTCGCAAATAATGGTCATCCTGATATAAACCCAGAGTCGGTTGCATATCAGGAGTATTGGGAGCAAGAAAGGGATAGATGCATCAATGGGTTCAAGCCCAAGGGTATGAAAAAGATTTCAGGTAAATACTATTTTTATCTGAATTACTATAAGATACTCGGTAATGATGGCGAAGCAGGTTCACGTAAGACTTTAATAAGTCCGTGGTACAGACAAATGGATCATGAGTATTTTGATTTGTTTGAAACCTGTAAAGATGAAGGTAAGGGTATGATTGTAATTAAAGCTCGTGATAAGGGTTTTAGTTATATGAATTCTGGAATGATTGCACATGAGTACACATTCTTTCCTTACAATGATGTAGGTATTGCAGCTGGACTGCAGGCTACAGCAGATGCGTTCTTTGATAAAACTAAAAAGGGTATAAATGCTTTGCATAGTAATTTTAAGCATAGTATATTAAAGGATGCTGATGGCTTAATGCGATCTGGATATAAGACCAAGAATAAAGATGGTAAATGGGAGGTAGGTGGCTACCAATCAACCATTATTTGTAGAACTATGGATAATCCAGAAGTCTTTAAAGGTGAACGTGTTTCATTAATGGTATTTGAGGAAGCTGGTGAGTTCAAACATTTAAAGAATGCATATATGTCTTCTAAGGCTTGTTTTATGGATGGTAAACTACAATTTGGTGTTCCTGTCATAGGAGGTACTGGTGGTGACATATCAAAAGCATCTAAAGATTTTATGGATATGTATTATGAGCATGAAGCTTATAATCTTATACCTATGTTTATTCCTGCTTCACGAGCGTATTATGGGTTCTTTGATGTTAAGACAGGCGAAGAGTTTGAGGCAAAAGCCAAAGATACCTTGATGGAAGAAAGAGAAGTTATTACAAAGTCTGGTGACAGAGAGGCATACAACCTACACGTACAGAACTATCCATTAACTGTAGAAGAAGCATTCTTAAATACTAAGACGGCTAGATTTGACAATTCTTTAATAAACGCACAAAGATCTAGAATATTGTCTAGTAAAGATTATAGAAGTCAATTACAAAGTGGGTTTTTAGATTGGCAGATAGATAACAACGGAGATACTTATGTTACCTGGAGAGCGCATCCAGATGGTCCATACAAAATATTAGACCACCCTGAAGAAGAATATAGTGGATTAGATATAGGTGGTATTGACTCGTATGACCAGGATAGTGCAGGTGCCTCTGATTCATTAGGATCAGCGATTATATATCGCAGGTTCTTAGACACTGATACACCAAGCGATTATGTAATAGCTGAGTATACAGATAGGCCACCAAAGAAAGAAGATTTTTGGGATGGTTGTTTGAAATTAGCTGTGTATTATAATGCAAAGATGTTGGTGGAATATACAAAGATTGGTATATTGGACTACTTTAAGAGAATGAATGCATTAAAGTATCTTAAAGAAAAACCAGAATCAGCACACAACCCTGGAACAAAAACTCGCAATAGGTACGGAGTACATATGAATAAACAAGTAAAGTCTTTGATGGAAGATGTGATAGATGATTACATTAGAGAATCCTGGCAAGACATTTGGTTTATGGATTTGTTAGATGAGCTTGCTTCATACGGTACAAAAAACACTGACCGCGCCATGGCATTTGGTATGTGCTTACTGCACAACCTGGATAATTACAGGTCGCAGGCAAAACATGTAGATGAGCAAGTTAAAGATATTGGTTTTACAAAGTTAAGATTAGATAGCAGGGGAATGCCTGTAAGAATAGAGAATGAAGAAAATAATACAAGATATAGCTTTTAATTATGGCGAATTATAGATCATCTGGATTTCCATCGTTAGTGTTGGACGAATCAGAAAAGACACCAGAATGGTGTGGACAGGTTGTAGATGCAATCATAAATACGCTAGGAGGTAACAATTCTAGTTGGGAGTCAAATAGATATAGAGATATAAAAAACTATTCTATATACAATGGTAATATTGAATTAGACGATTATAAATATATTACTGAACAATATGGAATGGCATATCCTGCAAGACTAGCAAACTATCCTATAATACAGCCGAAGATAGATTTATTAATGGGTGAAGAAATAAGAAGACCTGTTGATATGAAGGTATCTACAATTAATAAAGAAGCTACAATTAGAAAGCAAGACTTTCTTGTAAACCTCACTCTTAAAAAACACCTCAACGAATTTTTTGAAGAAGTAAAAGCACAATATGGAGATGATGTAAGAACTGAACTTGAAAATGTCCCAATGCCAGAAGACATTGATCAGTATATGAGATATAATTATAAGGAAGCTGTAGAAGAAATGGCTCAGGATGGTTTGGAATATCTTATGCAGAGATATGACTTAAAAGATATATTTAAAACAGGGTTTAGAGATTTTCTTGTTACAGGTAAAGAGTTCTATAAGATATACATAAAGAATGGCGATCCATTTTTAAGAAGAGTAGACCCAAGGTCTTTTGTATATGATATGAATTCTGATAGTGACTATCTTGATGATGCAGCTTGGGCTGGCGAAGAAAGATGGTTAACTCCTAATGAGATATTAGATGAGTTTAGGGATGACCTTACAAAAGAGGATTTAGAGTTTATAGCAAAAATGCAAAACATTACGGGGTATAATGATTATGCAAGATATAACTCACCAATTAATTGGATAGAGTGGGATAAAGGATCAGAAGCTAGAATTAGGGTAGTTCATTGTGAGTGGAAATCTACTATGCCTGTAAGGTTTAAGATTTCTGAAAACAAATACGACCCTGCAAGACCTTTTTACAAGCTTGTAAGTAAAAAATACAGAAAGAAAAAAGGTGATAGAATAGAAACTAAATATGTTGATGATATTTGGCAAGGAACTAAGATTGGTGGGCAAATTCTAGTAGATGCTCGTAGAAGACCAAATCAAATACGCTCTGTTGACGATCCAGGTTCTACAAGTTTATCTTATGTAGGTATAGTAAGAAACAATACCACAGGTGCTGTAAGCTCTATGGTGGACTTACTAGCTAATGTGCAGTTTTTATACAATGTAGTAATGTATCATATTGAATTAGCATTAGCTCGTTCAGGTGGTAAAGCTGTAGTGTATGATGTATCACAATTGCCAGCAAACTTAGGTATGGATATGCAAACTGTATTGTATCACTTAAAGACAGATGGTATTATACCTATTAACTCTAAGGATGAGGGTGGCCAAATGTCAAACTTTAACCAATTCCAATCTATAGACTTTACATTATCACAATCTGTACAGCAGTTATTTAACCTCAAGTTGATGCTTGAAGAAACAGCTGGTAATATATCAGGAGTTAGTAGACAAAGAGAAGGTGCTGTTGGTCAGTATGAGTATGTAGGTAATGTGCAGCGTAGTGTTGTGCAATCTGCTACTATAACAGAGGGCTGGTTCTTTCAACACAATGAGGTAAAGAAAAAATGTTTTGAAAAGCTTTGCAACTTAATGAAATTGTCTTGGTCGCAAGGTAAAAAGACTACGCTTATATTTGGAGATGGTGGACAGAAGTTGATGAATATATTACCTGAAATATCACTTAATGATTATGGTGTATATGTAGGGGATGCTGGTAAGGATGAGGCAATGCGTCAAGCAATTACTCAATTATCTCAAGCTGCTCTTAGTTCTGGACAGGTTAGTTTACTTGATGTGCTGCGTGTGTTCAAGTCAGAAACAATGACAGAGGCAGAAACTGTATTAGAGCAAGGAATTGAAGCTGCACAGAAAATGCAACAACAACAAGCACAGCAACAGCAACAAGTTATGCAGATGCAACAGCAAGCTGAGGCTGCTAAGTTTGAAAAAGAAGCGCAGTTGAAACAAATTGATAACGAAGCTAAAATACAGGTTGCTAAAATTAATGCACAAACTGATTTACAAGTGGCTAAAATAGCTTCAGACGATAAGCGTGACATTGAGGATATGAAAGCAAAGATGTCTTTAATGGATAAAGAAAAGAACGCGGCAGGCACTAATAACAACGATGCCAATAAGTTTGAACAAATCAAAAACAAAGTTTAAAACTATTTTTTAATATCTTTGCAAAAGTTAGGAAGTAAAAATTTTATTTATTATGGCAGAAGAAACAAACAATCTGATTGACCAAGTAGAAGAAACTACATCAGCAGAAACAACTGAAGAAACAAAAGAACAATCCTTTGATCCGTTAGGATTTATGGGTGAAACAGTAAAAGAAGAAATTAAAGGAAACTATGATGAAGATAAAGCAGAAAAGCTTGATGAGTCTGAAGCAGTTTCTGAAAGTGTTGAGGAAGAAAGTGATGAAGAAGGATTTGCATGGGGCGATATTGAAACAGAAACACAAGAAGAGGAAACAGTTGCAGAAGAACCAGATGAAGACTGGGACGAAGTTCTTGCTGAGCCAGCAGTTGCTGAAGAAACTCAGACAGAGGAAACAACTGGAGATGTAGACTGGAGTCAAGTAGCAAAACAACTAGGTGTTGAAGCTGCTACTAAAGAAGATTTACAGAAACTATTAGAATCGCCTTTTGCACCAGAAGTTCCTGAAACTGATACAACAAGACAGATTAAGGAATACTTGTCTTTATCAGATCGTGAGTTGTTAGCAGCTGAAATGCAAGCTGACGGAATGGAAAAAGACGATGTAGTTGATATTCTAGATAAAATGGAAGACACTGGTTCTCTCAAGAGAGAAGCGTTTAGAGTTAGAAATCAACTTAAAGGGTATCTAGAAAATATAAAAGCAAAAGCTTTAGCTGATGCTTCTAATGCAGAAAAGACTAGAAAAGAAAGAGTCGCTGCAAATAAAAAAGATTTACAAAACCATTTAAAACAAATGAAAACCTTCATGGGTGGCCGTGTAGGAAAGAAAGAGTTGCAAGATGCATATAAGTATATAGTGTCTGGTAAAATGGCTGATAACATCTGGAAATCTCATGCCAATGCTGCGGAGGTTGCGATGTTTATGCTATATAAAGACAAGTTTGCTAAGATCTTGCGCTCACAAGGTGTAGAAGAGGGTAAAGCCTCTCTTTTTAATAAGATTTCTTCACCAGAACTACGTAGTGGTTCAAAGTCTAACTATAAAGCAAAAAAGTCAGGCTTTGATATTATGGAGTTCATGAAAGAGTAGAATGCGGTAAAAACATAGGCAAAGCCTTAGTAATTATAGTATAATATTCTGGTTATATTTTAGTGTTTAATTAATTTAAAAAAGTAAAAAAATGGCAACATTAACTACCTATTCAGGTACTTACGGTAGCGGTACAACGCCAGAGAATGCTTTGAACACAGCGCTAATGCAATACCCAGAGATTGCTAGAACGTTGATTCAACAGTATCCACGTTATACTGCAACATTCCTTTTAGAGCGTACAGGACGTTTCGCTGCAGAAAAGGTATTAGGAGATAACTCCTTTGAATGGAAAGTAATGGGACGATACAACGCTCCTTCTTACTCTCTAGGTTGGTTCTCAACAGACAACGTAACATGGACAGCTTCGGCTTCTGTAACATTAAGTGGTACAGACGTAGCTGCAGCTGACGCTGACGGAGATCAATTTTATTTAGTGTTTGAACAAGACGCTGCTAACGACAGATATGGTAACTTCTTAAACAAATTTGATATGGTACGTTTCCAATCGGGAGCTGTAGCTATCGTTGTTGAAGACCCTGTAACATTTAGTGGTACATCTTTATCTGCTTCTGGTACTTCAGATGCAGTAACAAACGGAACTGATTTCGTTGTTAAATTTGAAATATTTGACACAGCAAATCAGGCTTTACAATTAGCTGACTTAGAAGATGACGCAATCGTAGCTTCTATTGGTTCTGCTTTCCCTAACGGTTCTAACGGAGCTGATGTAGGTGAAAACTACGTATATCCTAAAACTTTCAAAAACTACCTTACTACATCTCGTAAGAAGTGTTCAGTTTCTGGAAAGGATATTACTGATGTAACTTGGATTGAGAACAATGGTCACAGACTATGGTACTTTACTAAGGAACAAATGATGATGGATGAATTCATGTACCAGCAAGAATTACAGCGTTGGTATGGAAGACGTTCTTTGAGCAACACTCCAACATCATATGCTACTGCTCCAACAACTGTTACTACAGGATTGTCTGGAACAATGTCTTCTTCTATTGTAACAGGAGATGGTATATTAGCACAAATTGATTCTTCTAACCAAGCGTCTTATACATTAGGTGCTTTAACTGAAGACATCATTACTGAATTCTTAGCAAAACTTTCATTAAATGCTACTAACGCTGAAGGTAACGAATACGTTGTATTTACAGGTACTGAAGGTCGTTTAGCATTCCACAAAGCTATGAAAGATCTATTGATTGCTCCTTCTGGATCATTCACTGGTGGATCTATGAATGGTGTTAGTGGAGATGTTGAGTTAGGTGCAAACTTTGTATCATACAATGCTTTAGGTAACAAGCTTACAATGGCTTACTGCCCAGTATTTGATGATCCAAATGTACACAGCGCTGCTGCTGGTACTAACGCATTTGGCGACAACAGATTGAAAGAATCTGCTAAAATGGTATTCCTAGATTTCGGAAGAACATCTGGTGTATCTAATATTGAGTTATTGACTAAAGGTGCAGAAGGTCAGAACCGTAGCTTCATCAAGAAGTATGTTGCGGGTATGATTAACCCTTATGACCAACAGTCAATGATGGCAGCTAATGCTGATGACAAGTTTGAGTGTCACGTATTATCTGAGTCTGGAATCGTAGTTCGTAACCCATTATCTTGTGGAATTCTTTCCGCAGCATAATACAAAATATTAATTATGAAATTTATAAAGTTCCAAGACGTAGCATCTAGCGCTAATACAGCTAATGTAGTAAATTACATTGAAGCTGGCGAAATTAAATATGTTTCAACAACTGCAACTACTGTAATTTTTCACAGTATTGGAGCTGGTGCAAACGTATCTGCTTTAGATACTACAACAATAACATGTGCAAGCGGTGAATCTGTAAAATTAGCTGATATGTTAATAGAGCAAATTGCTTCACAGCCACAGGGCACGACTATATTAGTAGATGTAAATTCAGGTCATTCTGCTGCTGCAATTTCTGATATATCGTACGCTGCTGTATAATAACTAACGATTAAAGAGGGGTGAAGTACATAGTAACCCCTCAATAATCACTTAACTAGTATTGACGGAAGAGAAGCTTAAACGGCAATACTTTAATTATTAATATTTAAAATAAATTGAAATGGCTTTGAAATTTGATTTTAATAGATTAAGAACTGCTGTTAGTTCTTTCTATAAAGCAAAAGACACTGTTGGCGAAGAGGTAATACATTTACCTGCGTTAAGAAGTGTAAAAAAGGTAATTGCATTAGGAAATGCTAATGCAACTATTTTAGATGATGACAGTAATTCAATATACGCTTTAACTGCTGCTGTAGGTGCGGATCGTACTTATACATTACCAGCAGCAGCGGCTGGATTATGTTTTGAATTTTTAGTAACTGTTGCTTCTGATACACATGCTTGTATTTTTGAAGTTCCTTCTGGAGCTTTATTAGGCGGTGTATTAGCACAAAATGGTACTGGTACCACTATTGTGCAATCTGATACAACAGATACTAAATTAACTATAAATGATAATCTAGAACCAGGCACTCACCTACAGTTTCGTTGTGTAGACAACACTAACTGGGTAGTTTCTGGTGTTGTATTATCTTCAGATGCTGATCCAGCATTTAGTTAATTAACAATTTGAATGACGGAGGGGCTTGTCCCCTCCATTATTCTTATATTTGCAATATGAAGACAGTATATGCAGTAAGAGATGGTAAGGTTGTAGATGTTACA